GATAGAATAAGCATATTTAGAGTATCCTAAATTTTCCCCTACTAAATTATTAATAGTTATATCTTTTACAGTCTGTACACCTTCAATAGCGTCCAATAAAATATAAAGATTTCTTAAAATAATAGGTTGGTTAATTGCCCATTTATCAATAGCAAAATAATCTTGTAAAGCTAAAATACATTTAGATAATACTTCATTACTATTAAAATTAGGTAATATAATAATATCAAAATTAACTCCTATATTAACAATAAAAGCATCTTTAATATTAACAGAATCATTAACCATTCTATATTGAGATAAGTATGTAGTTAAATTCTGTTTTAAGGCGGTGGATGCTGTGGTTAACTGGTTGTTTACGTTATATGACAACACATACAAGTCTAATACGGATTGAGATTCACCTGCTGATATTGATTGTGCCTTTGTTGGTTCAATATATGCTTTGGAAATAACTCCATATTTAGCAGGCATTGATAATGATCTTACTAAATAATCATCTTGTGTAACGTTACGTAATTGAGAAGCAAAATTAACAGAAGAATTTTGTCTAAGTTCTTCTATTGAATCTCCATCACCTCCTCCATCAGCTGCTTCAGGATTAGTTACTCCTAAACTATTGAAAACATAATTAGCTGTTACCGGAGTTAAATTACTATTTAAAAATTTAGCTGTTCCTGTAAATACATTTAATGAATTAGCAGGAACATTAGAAACTGCTCCTCCACCTGTTAAATATCTAACAGTTAAAGTAGTGTTTGAAGGTGCTATACCATAGGTTTTTGTAAATAAGAAATTATCAGGAGCATATGCTGTTGTAAGTTTTGATTTTTCAAAAGGTAAACCAATACCTACGTTATTTGGATTTGGAATAATTTCCTCATCGGTATCACTAGATGTTCCTGAACCAAATTGGATTTGTAAAGATCCTGAATCTAAGAATCTTGTAACAAATCTACGTTGTACTTTTTCTAGTTTTAAAATATAAGGAGTATCTCCTGAGTATTGAGATAAATTAGGATCATTTATATTAGTATTTTTTATAGAATTATATACCATTTCTTGCCCTAAATAATCTACCTCATACCATTTGTTATCATCTGTATCTGTAATATCTAATATACCAACAATTTTATTAGTATTAATTTCAACGGTGGAAAAAGGAACAGGCACAGCACCAAATCCAAATTCTGTTGTATTAATTGTAGCTGAAATTGCTTTTCTTGTTTTCTTTAAAAGAAAATAGGTTGGAGTAGTTCCCGTTATTTCATAAATAGTAACTTCAGTAGGATCACCAGAACTAGATACTGAGAAATCTATAGGATCCTCTATTAAAAATGTTACTTTATTAACTGTATTTTGAGTTACAGTTGAATTAGGTTCAACATATAATGAATAACTAAAATCAGGAATAAAAGTTGAACCTGAAGGAAGTGCTGGAACTTGTTGGTAAAAATCAACATAAGTAGTAGCAACTTGAGTTACATTTGGTTTGTAACCAAACATATAAGCTAATTCATATAAATTATTAGTTTGACGAGCGTATTGTAAATAAGTTTCCTGTAATTGATTATCTAAATAAAATGATAAAACGTCACCTACATAAGCAGCCATTTCCATAAACATCATTCCTGGGGATGATGGACTAAAGTCATTATAAGTTATTGGGAAATAAGTTCTAGCATAATTAACTAAGCTAGCTCTTAGTTCGGTAAAATCTTTATTAATATATGATATATTTCTTTTGGTGGCCATTATGTAAATTGGATTTCAATTGTGTCATTTATTCCTGTATCCTGGATAGAGTATATTAAAGTTACGTTTACTTGGTTATTATCAGTATCGGGTACAATTTGTAATGATTCTATAATAACATTTGGAAAAAAAAGATTTAAGGATTCTTGTATATCTTGTTTTAAAAAATCTAAATTTCCACTAGTTATTTGTTCAAAAACAAATTTCCTTAAATTTCCACCAAATAAAGGATTTAAATATCTTTCTGGTTGGTTAGTTAGAAAAAAGTTGATTAAATTATATTTAATAGATTCTTGAGTTGTATATGTAGTTCTAAAAACACCAGGAGCATTAAAGGGCAAAGCAATTCCCACACCAACACTTGGTTTAGTATCTAAAGGGAATATTCTTTTTGCTCCAAATGCCATTATTTATTCATTAAAGCCATAATTTGATCTAATCCTACACTACCTTCAGGCAATGCTCCGTTAATAGCATCTACAGGCCCTTGAGCTTGAAATTGTCCAGCATAAGCAGCTGTTGCTGCTCCTCCGGTTTGCATTTCCTCCAAAATACCTCCAAACATTGCTTGTCTTTCTTGAGGTGTTAGTTGTTTTGGTTTTGAAAGATGTGGTTGAGCATAAGTGTCTCTGATTGACTCCGTAACAATTGTTTTAGGGGCACGAACAGCTTCCAATAGAATATCTTTTAATTCTTCTTGAATAGCTTCCCTTACTGCCTCTTTAATAATTTTTTTAAAATCTGATGGTTTCATTGTTTATAAATATTAAGTTAATAAGCTTTTAAATTGTCTCTGTCAATTATTAGTTTTAATTCATTAATTAAAGTTAAATTATCTGTTGTAAATGATAATTCGGTTTGTATTAAAACAATTCCTTGTTGATTTTTACCAAGTGCTCTTCTACGTGTTACTGTAGGAGTATAAGGTACTTCCTCTATTTCAATAATAAACCCGTTATAGGTTGTTTGATTTATAGTTTGTTGTGCTTGAAATTGAGCATCAGCTATTGATTGAACTGATGTAGCTATTGGAGGTAATGCGTTATTAGGGTCACAATTCTGTAGTAGTATATCTATTGATTTTAAAGCTTCTACAGCAGTTAATATATAACCTCCAACAATAGATAAAACTAGTGCTGAGCTAGATAGTATTGATTGGTATTTAGATAATTTAGAATTACCATATTGATCAAAAGTAGTTTTTCTAATTAATGTTTGAGCGTCATTTAATAAAGTTGTTATAACACTTGGGGTTGGTAAAGCATTAGCCGGAGGAATTTTTAAAGCTAATGATGTTGCTATTGATGCTATATCAGTAGTAGCAATTAATGATAAAGTAGTATTTAGGAAAAAAGATAATCCAGTAATAGAAACACCTAAAATTTCAATTTTATTTCCTATATTATTTAATTGATTAACTATTAAATCTCGTTGTTGTCTTAAAGCAACTAATTCTAATGAAGAAAGACATACCCCACTAGTTTGATATTTAATAACATAATCATTAATTAATTTGTTTATTGAAGGTTGAATGATTGTATTTGCTTGACTCCCTAAAACATAAATTAATTGGGGGAGTTTTGTTGCTCCTTTAGCTTTAAGGTTATCTGGAGTTGATTGCTCAATGGATGTAGCATCAACTGTTTTTTGGCTTGCTGATTTAGCTTTTGCCTCAGTAATAGCGGCTTCTTCTTGGCGTTGTTGTTCTATATCTAAAGGTAAAGCCATTATACAGTATAATTATATTTAGATTTTAAAGTGTCTAAATTCGCTTGTAATGCTTGTAAAGAAGTATTTACTTGGGCCGCTGCTATATTTAATTGAACTAAAGGAGTACCTGGTGGGGTTGAAACTGCTGAAGAGCAAACAGTCATAAATCCAGATAAATTAGAAATTAGTTGATTTAATAAATTAATAGTTTGATTGCCTAATAATAAAGGTTCGTTTGCGTTTTTAGAACCAATATATGTGTTTGTAGATTGAATTACTGTAGTAGGAGCATCAATATTAACACTTTCAACCGAATTTAAATTTATGGATTTATTTGAACTTAATAATATATGGTCATTAAATGAATTAAATACTAATCTTCCAGAATTTATTATGATTTGGTTTCCTGTATATTCGGAAGGTATTGTGGGTGGATTAGTTTTATAACTAACATAAGAAGTACTAGAAGTATTTAATGGAAGTTTTTGTGTAGAACCAAAATAAATAGACCCTAAATCAGTATTAATATCCTCAGTAATATATGTGTAACCATTTCCTTCATTTGGACCTTGACCATTTCTAATAATCATAATAGGATCACCATTCTGTCCAACAGTAGACCAATTATTAGAAGTATCAGCTACTGTAGAGCCAAATCTAATACTATTTCCCCATCTACCTTCATATATTATATCACCCTCAAAAGGAGATAAAGGATTTATAGTATCTCTTTCAAAAAAAGTTTTACCTAAAAATATTTCAGTAGGTTGATCTGTTACTCTTTTTATACTACCTAATGATGTTTGTTGATATGTTTTTTGTTGTGTTGGAGATAAATTACCTTCTAAAAAAGGAATAGCATTATGATGGGGATGATTCCAAATACTTAATATATTTAAATAATATTTAGATTTACTTGATGTGGATGCTTTAATTCCTATATCAGGTAAACTTAATATAATTACTAATTCATTAATTAAGGGATAATTCTTAATATTAGGTAATAGGGGTTTTGCTGTAAATTTATTTACTTGAGGATTAATATTAGATATATCAGCTGGGGTGGATTCAATATCTACATATTCAATAGTTCCAATAGCACTATAATTATCTCCATCTAAAATAATATTAATTACCCTTCCAGTACTTATTATAAAACCTAGATTATTTTTTAAATTATAATCATTTTTGTTATTAAAATTTCTATTTAAAGCACCAAATCCGTAATTTGCCATTATTTATCTCCTTTTAACTCGTTCATAGCAGACAATAACTGCTCTTTTTCCTCATCAGAAATAGTTAAAGAACCATCAGATGTAGTAGTTGCCATAGCACGTTGAGCTAAAGCAGCCATCTTGATTAAAATATCATCGTTTTTAACACTGATTTCCATATATTCTTTAATTAGGGGGACTACTAAAGTAGCGTCTCCAATATCAGAAATAAGTGGTTTTAATTCAGAAATTAAAGCGGTAACCTGTTGGTCTTTTTTCTTTTGATTGTTATAGATTTCCTCTAAAACATCCGAAAATTTTTTATTTTTAAAAATTATGTTATCAAATTGTGACATAAATATACATTTAGTTTCTTATAAATATGAAAACTAAAACTTTGTATATCCGTGTTCCAAATAAAATATATAACCTTCTTTAAAAATATCATAGAGTTGATTAGCTATTTTAGTAATCTTAGGAGTTTTAACATCTACAATTTCACGGATATAAATGTAAAGAGCTTTTTTATTAAATATATCTAAATGTTCTCTCTTACGAAATAATTCTAAAATAGCATCCGCAATTTGAGCGTCATATTCTTTAGGAAATAAAGTATAAATGTTCTTGGTGCAATAATCGGAGAATTCATCTATAAACATTGATAGACGTTCATCATGCGATGAATCATCAATGGTATATGAATGTTCCTCGTCTTCCTCTAAAGTATCTAAACCAACAGTATCAATACGTTTTTTATAATTTTTCTGATTTGATAATATTAAGTAACGTTTAGCTATAGTTCCAAAGTAGGAATATGCTTTAGCTCCTCTTTCTGGATTAAATAAATGAATTTTAGATAAAAGAAAAGTAATTACCTCGTGTTGTAAATCCTCAATAT